GCCAAAGAAAACCAAAGAAACCCCATTTAATCCTGCCTCAAGAGATCAGATTGCAGAGCGCTTGATGTCCGCTGGCTGGGAGCCACAGGCGTTTGAAGGGAAGCGCCCCGCTATTAACGAAGCTGTTCTTAGGGAGATAGACACACCCCAGTCTCTAAAGCTATTGGAATACCTGCTAGTAAGTAAGCGGCTTGGGCAGATTGCTGAAGGGAACCAAGCGTGGCTCAAGGTGGAGCACAACGGAAGGATTCATGGTGGGGTCAACCCTATTGGAACGGTTAGCGGAAGGTGCAGCCACACCCACCCCAACATGGCACAGGTTCCTGCGGTCAGGGCTGAGTATGGTAAGGAGTGCCGTGCTTTGTTTACAGCTCCCAAGGGCAAGGTGCTTGTAGGTGCTGATGCCTCTGGGTTGGAGCTTAGGTGTCTTGCTCACTACATGTATCAGTGGGACAAGGGAGCCTACGCCAAGGAGATCCTTGAAGGAGACATCCACACAGCCAACCAGGAAGCAGCGGGCTTGGAAACAAGAGACCAAGCAAAGACCTTTATCTATGCCTTCCTCTATGGAGCTGGTGACCAGAAGATTGGGGAGATTGTAGGGGGATCTAGCCGGGAGGGTAAGCAACTAAAGGCATCCTTCATGGCGAAGATTCCCGCGATTAAAGCATTAACAACTGCTGTCCACAGGCAGGTAGAGAAGGAGGGGTTTCTTAAAGGGCTGGACGGGCGGTTGCTCCCCTGTCGCTCAATGCACAGCTCGTTGAATCTACTACTCCAGTCAGCAGGCGCTGTGGTTATGAAGCAAGCCCTTGTTGAGTTTGAGTTAGATAACAAGGATATACACTACGAGCTACACGCCAACGTCCACGATGAGGTTCAGTTCTCCTGTGAGAAGAAACAGGCAGATGCCCTTGGGCATTCGTTTGTCAGTGCGATTATTAAGGCTGGGCAGATCCTTAATTTCAAGTGCCCTCTGGATGGGGAATACAAGATTGGGGCCAACTGGGCAGAGACTCACTAACAGCTATGAAACAAGCATTGATAGACGGAGACATGATTCTCTACCGAGCGGCGTTTGCTGCTGAAGTGGAGACAAAGTGGGAGGATGACATATTCACCCTGCACACAGACTTCAACCAAGCCAAGGCAGAAGCAGCCCAGCTAATAGAGAACATATTGGCCAAGCTAGAAACTACTGAGTGCGTTGCGATCTTCTCTGACAGGAAGACCTTCAGGCATGACATCTTTCCTGAATACAAGGCCAACAGAAAAGACAAGCGGAGCCCTCTGGGAATCAACGAGATCAGAGAGTGGATGATGGAAGAGTTCAACGGGGACCGCTGGGACAACCTTGAAGCTGATGATGTCATCGGCATTTTAGCTACAGGGGACAGGGAAAACACCATTGCTGTCAGCGGGGACAAGGACTTTGGGACTCTTCCATGCACTTGGTATAACTTCCTGAAGGACGACCTAAAGGACACTTCAGAGCAGGAGGCTGACAGGTTCCACCTGATACAAGCATTGGCTGGAGACTCTACTGATGGCTACGGAGGAGTCCCCGGTGTTGGAGTGGTTACGGCTCAAAAGCTACTGGACAAGCACGGAGAGTCATGGGAAACGGTGGTCGCTGTCTATAAGTCTAAGGGCCTTTCAGAAGAAGACGCATTGCTGACTGCTCGCCTAGCCAGGATTCTTAGAAGCACTGAATACGACAAGGAAACAAAGGAGATTAAGCTATGGAACCCGTGAGAAAACTTCCCGATACTGGAGGACGCAGTGAGTTTGCTAGTGGGGCTGTTAGGGATGCTATGGCAGGTAAGGGGCTTCCCTCTTTGCTTCCCATCGCTGCTTTGCGGGCCGCTTCTAAGAGGTTTGAAGATGGAGCAATCAAGTATGGAAGATCCAATTGGGAGAAAGGAATACCTCTTAGCCGCTATGTTGACAGCATCTACAGACACCTGTGGGCTTTTATGGAAAACGATGAAGAAGAGGACCACTTGGGGGCTGTGGTGTGGAATGCTATGTGTCTTTTACAGACCAAGGAGTGGATCAATGAGGACAAACTTCCAGTTGAACTCAACGATCTATAGCCATATATGATAACGTCTAATTACAACGACTTCCCTACAGTGCCCAAGGTGTTACTTGAGGCGATGCAGGAGAGGTTCCCTCAACAAGACTTTAATCCATCCACCAGTCTTAGGGAGCTTGACTACCATTACGGACAACGAGCCGTGATCAAGTTTCTTGAGGCTGTTTTTAAGGAACAAAACGATAACATCCTATAATTATGTGTAGCCGCCCAAAGATCGTGCAAGCCGATCCTCCCCCACCACCTCCTCCACCTCCTACGGAAGTGGCAGTAGAAAAGAAAAGAAGGAAAAAGAAGGAAGCCCGCAAACGTGGCGCAGGAATTAGCTCTCTTATTATTCGTCGTCCCTCAGTCAATACGGGGACTCGCGGTAAGACGGGGTCAAACATGAATTACTAACCAGGAGTAACAACTAGTTACAATGCAATACGGAATATCTACCAAAGGCACAGGAGGAACTGGAACATTTGATGTACAGTGGCATGGCGGAACTGGACTTTTTTCCGTCACAGAGGCTGGATCAGGGTTTCAGGCTACAAAGGTCACGCTACAGCATGATGTAAGCGCTGCCGGTGAGACGGCTAATTATGTAAGCTTAGGCTCTGATGCGGAATTCACCGCTAATGGGCAGACTCTTTTTACCACAGCCTCTAAGAGTCTTAGGGTGTCGTTTACTGGCGGTGGTTCAGAAAATTACCATATTATTGTTCAGGCTGTGAACGAGCGGTCTGCTTACTAAACAAGACAAGCAATGCCCATTATCCCCAGCGTTACCTCTTCGTTGACCCGTGGGTTGACGCAGGACCTCTTCAAAAGCACAGGGCCTGCTGCAATCAGCAACAGCAAGTCGCTGGCGTTCGATGGGTCGGACCAACATCTGACAACGACAGCAGACGGCACTCTAGCTACGAAGACATATTCGTGGTGGTCCCAGAGTGCTGACACTAACCTGAATGTCGTCTTCGACCATGGGTCGGCGAACAAGGGCGGCTTTATGTTTAATGGCTCCAGCGGTCGCCCGCTGCTCTACCTTGCCGACAATTATTACCGCTATTTTGATGACACGTCATGTCAGGACGACGGTAGCTGGCACCATTGGTTGTTGCTACTGACAACGGATGTCAGCAACTCTCGCCTGTTCTGTGATGGAGTTGAGGTTTCTGCGGATTCTACTTCAACGTCAGACGGCGCGGGGCTTGCTTATTCTACTGGGATTCGCTTAGGGCGAGGCGGGAGTTATTATTTCTCTGGACACCTCGATGAGTTCGCCATCTTTGACGGCGACAAGACCGGCATTGTCGCGGACCTCTACAACAGCGGAGTTCCTACTAACCTCGCAAGCACCGCAGGTCTGGAGCACTGGTGGCGGATGGGTGACGCAACAGAGCCTGATGCTGATGGGACAAGTGATTTAATCTTTGACCAACAAGACAAGACGCTAGGGAGCGAGCTGGTCACTAATGGTGCCTTTTCTTCGGAT